GTATACAGGTTTAGTGAAAAAATTCCTATAAAAAGTTGTGTGAGGTGGGGATCCAATGGGACTATGGCTATTCGCCAACGACTACACAGAAAAGCTGCAACTTCCGGTCAACCCACCTGAGCTAAACATTAAGACCGGAAACAAAAACACAGTCGTCGATATTCAGGGGCTAGGGGAGGCCAACTTAATAGGTAAACCAACGCTCGCGGAAATAGAAATCGCGAGCTTTTTTCCTGTCGTTTGGGGTCCGTATTGCGCATATCGAGATATTCCCGCCCCTTGGCAGACGGTCCTCTTAATCAGAAAATGGAAAGTAGAAGGGAAACCTATACGTTTTTATGTTACGGATACACCTATAAACGTAATTAACGTCGCGGTTGCAATAGAGGAATTTACTTACGGCATGAAGGGCGGGACCAATGACGTTTATTACACGCTCTTACTCAAGGAATATCGTCAGTTAAGCGTCCCGACAATAGGAACGATTGAAAGACCGAATCTGATGGTGGCCCCATGAGTTATAAAATATATAATTACACTCAAGATGGTAGAAGCTATGATATTATGCAGCTTGTAACCTCTATCAAGTGGGGCGGCGATATTAAACAGGCGGCAAGGCATTTGGAGATAAACCTAGCTTTCGGACCAGACCAAAGCTTGCCACAGTATAGTGTACCGATTGGCTCCTTGTTGATCCTATACAATGATGCAAAAGAGATTATTCGCGGCGTTGTCTTTGAGGCACAAAAAAATACAAGTGGATATTATTCTGTCCAAACCTATGACCATCTTAATTACTTACTTAAAAGCCAAGGAACATACATTTTTCGCTCAATGACGGCAACGGCAATTATTGCTAAGCTATGTGGAGATTTCGGCATCCCAATAGGATCTATTCCAGATACAGGAGTTGCACTTAATAAATTAATCTTACGGGACATGGCTATTTATGATATGTGCATTATTGCATTAACCGAAACAACTAAACGCAACGGGAAAAAATATATGCTGCGAATGATTGAAGGCAAGTTAAATGCCATCGAAAGGGGTCAAGAAGTGGCCCGATGGGTTATCTCAGAGGGCGTTAATCTCACATCGGCAACCCTGAACGTGAATATCAACGAGATGAAAAATAAAATTATCGTCTTGGGCGATAAGGATCAAATAATAGCTACTGTGTCAGACAGTACTCTTATTGGTCAGTTTGGAATCTTACAAGAGATCAAGCGTGAAAGCGACATAAAAATTGGAGATGCTCAAACGATTGCCACCAATGCACTAAAGGATCTTGCAAAAGTAAGTCAAGAATCAACGATAGAATGCTTAGGAAATGATGATGTAACAGCGGGGACTGCAATAACGGTGACAGAATCACTCACGGGATTAAGCGGCACTTACTACGTAGGAACAGACGAACACACTTTAGAAAATTTTCAGCATACCATGAGGCTAAAGCTGAACTGGACAGATGAAGTTGATACTAAGGATGCGCCGGAGGTGGATGAGTGATGGAAGGGAATAAAGTCTTTGACACCGGCAGTCGCTTTCTTGATCTTGTCCGACAGCAGATCCCTAAAGGTTTTGGAATCGAGCTTGGTACGGTGATAACTCCACCACCTAATCTAGAAATCAGAATTGATAACATGGGGATTAATCTTGAAAAAGCGGATCTACTTGTTTGTGAACATATTTTAAGGCATGACCGAGTGGCGACGATTGACCACCTGGAATTAACAGAACGAGATTTAGGTGATGGAATCGGAATAGACCATACCAATACGGATGATTTGGACCCTGAACTTGCACTGACATTCTTTACTTACTACAATGTAAAGTTCACATTAGAAGATACCTTAAAAAAAGGTGATAGGGTGGTTGTGATGGCCTTACCTGGCGCACAACAATACCTTATTTGGGATCGGGTGGTGATACCTTGATATATCCTGAATTTACGATACCAAAACAGACCAGCTCGACACCTATTGATTATGGAAAAGAGTTGGCCTTTAATTTTGATCTGGAAGAATTTGTTATGGAAGATGGGCGGCCTAAAGTGGTAGATGGTAAAGCGGCCTTAGAGGTGTGGATCCATAAAGCGTTGCTCACGGCGCGATATAGATTCAGAGCGTACACCGATGCCTACGGTTCAGAACTGGATGTATTAATAGGGGCCAGCGTTCCTACTCCTATACTCGAAATGGAAGTGCAAAGGGTTATCCGTGAAGCACTCATTTACGATAACAGGATTAACGATATTAGAGATTTTAAGATTGGTCGTGACGGGTCATTTTTAAACGTTGAATTTACCGTAATTACCTTTGATGATGACACTTTATTGCAGGAGGTGAGATTATAGGATGTACGAAACTCAAACCGAATCTACCATAAGACAAAGGATGATAGACGCTGTAGCGAATGACTTGGACAAGCGTGAAGGGTCATTCGTGTGGGATACGATAACACCTGCCGCTATTGAATTAGCCTTGGCTTATACAAAATTAGATAGCGTATTAGCGTTAGGATTTGCTCAGACATCTAGCGGAATTTACCTTGACTATCGAGCGGGTGAACACGGTCTAACGCGAAAAGCAGCAACAAAAGCAGACGGGGAAGTAACAATAACTGGGACGGCTAATACGGTTGTAGCGTCCGGGTCTGTTTTTTCTACGGCAATCGGTACACAGTTTGCCACCACTGCGGCAGTCACATTGGATGCTAGTGGGAGTGGTACGGTAGCGGTTGAAGCGGTTGTCGCAGGATCAAGCGGAAATGTACCCGCCGCAAATATCACAGCAATCCCGGTTAGTATTGCGGGCGTAACCTCTGTAACTAATTCAGCACCAACAGAGGGAGGAACAGACACCGAAACCGATGCAGACTTATTAACGAGACTCTTAGAAAAAGTAAGACTTCCTGCAACCTCGGGAAATGCAAATCACTATTATCTGTGGGCTAGAGAAGTGGCTGGGGTAGGTGATGCTAAAGTATTTCCGATCTGGAATGGAAACGGTACAGTGAAGGTGTGTATTATCGATAGTAACAAACAACCTGCTGCAAGTGACATCGTAACAGCGACAGCGGCGTATATCGAGGGAGTAAGGCCTATTGGCCCTAGCGTTACAGTTGAGAGTGCAACGGCATTGCAAATTAATGTTACCGCCACTGTCGCCTTAGATACCAATGCGGTATTAGCTGATGTGCAAACAAACTTTGAAAACGTTCTTATAGACTATCTGAAGAGCATGGCCTTTGAGCGGGATTATATCAGTTATGCTCAGATTGGGAGTTTGCTATTTGATACAGTAGGAGTTGTAGATTATACAAATTTACTTATTAACAGCGGAACGGCAAATGTAGCGGTTGGATCTACGCAAGTTGCGGTAAGGGGGACGGTGGTGCTAAGTGTCTAAGGCAGATGAAATGCTCACCTTTGTCCCTTCCTTTGTTTCTAGAGCTAAAACCTATTCTGAAATTATCAATTCTGAGGGAACAGAACTAGATAATCTTGAAACAAACACCAACGATGTTTTGAGCCAGTTTTTTGTAGAAACAGCTACATGGGGACTTGATTTGTGGGAACAGATGTTAAACATACAAAGTTATGTTGGGAAACCATACGACCAAAGACGAAGCGCGATAATATCCAAACTTCGTGGCATGGGTACTGTAACGGTGGATTTAATCAAAAACGTGGCTGAATCTTATGCTTATGGTACTGTTGAAGTTACGGAACATCCCGAACTATACAGTTTTACGATCAAGTTTATAGATTCTCGTGGTACCCCCTCGAATCTTGACGATTTAAAAGAAGCGATTAAGGAAATCAAGCCAGCTCACTTAGGAGTCGTGTACGAGTTTACTTACACAACCTGGGGAGAAGTTAAAAATATTACGTGGGGCGATGTTGCAATTGATACCTGGGAGGCTTTGAAAACAAGGATTATTTAGTGAGGTGATAACATGTCTACACAAACAACAAATCTTAATTTAATTAAGCCGGATTATAACGAAACAGCAGACGTAGTGATCATT